GCCAGATTCCGTCCTGCTTGTCACAGTGTGCAATGACTAAACGTGTTTGGGTTCCAAAGCAAACGCGTGCGCTGCGTCGCAATGCACAAGGCCGCACTGCGGCCGTCCGGGTGGGCGCCCCGTACATGCGCCCCGCACAGATTGTTAGCCCTGTCTACGTTCCACCATCGATGGACAAGGTGATTTGTAACTCTCCTGTGTGGCCCGCACCACCGTCGTATGTCGAGTTTGATGCGGATGAGGTGTTATCTCAGTTGGTGTGTACCAACCGTGGTGAAGGCTATGAAACAGTAGCGAGTCCACGTGAGACACCGAATGCGCCCTTTGAAGGGCCACCGGCTGTGAGTGCCGAGGAAACGGGGGCGGCTACCCCCGTTTGCCCACCAGAATTGGTGGAAGACGAGGGGGGTGTGCTACCACCCCCTGCGTGTCATGGTTATGTACCTGTTAATCCAGTTGCATTGCCGTGGCTGGTGCAAGCGCCCCTGCCCGATGCGACAATTGGTGGAGCATCGGTGCGTCCCTCACTAGATGATGGTGGTGGGCTTGTGGGCGTGCTCAAGCGGTTGTGCTTGAGCTGCACCGGTAACGGAGACCTCGTGGAGGATTGGGATGCGGATGTCAAATTTCGCAACCAGGTGAGTATTGAAATGTCGTACTCCCGCAACACTGACGGCGCTTCGGCTCCTGATCATGTTGCGGTGGCGAATGGAATGCACACCCTCGCTCCTGACCACGTTGTGCGCGAAGTTCCCGCTTTTGCAACCTCGGTTGCACTCGCATTACGGATGAAACTTGGCGCCGGCGCCATGGTTGACACACCAGATAACCGAGCGGTTGTCCGGCGTGAGACTGTGCGGCTGCTCCGTGAATACAATGTGCGAACCGCCGATGCTGCAGCACACATGGATGTTATTGAGAATGCCTTTTTCAATGATCGAACCCATGGACGTGCAGCTCGTTGGCGTTCTCGCGGCGCACGGCGCTCTCCCTTCGTGAAGTGGCTGATCGGTAACGAGCAGCCATCTCACGATTGGTGAGGGCGCCCAGTCCGCAAGACTGGACAGGATACGAAGCATACGGTACCCGTGGCGGCAAGGGCTTTTATAAGTCAAGCACGGGGGCTTCGTATACCTGCATCGCACCGGTTGCTCATACACCGGAATGGGCAGCCAACGAAATCACGCACGTACCATGTTATGTCGCGCATGGGCCCCTCGAGTAATCTTGGGGTGTTTAACAACAGTGTAGACGCGGTGGAACGCGCACTGTTGGAGCGATACTTTTTGTGTGAGGTGAACCACACATTCCACCGACCACCACTCGTCAAAGATTCGGCATTTGACACCCGGTTATTCCGTGAATTCCGGACTGCCATTGCCGATGAAGCGCGTATGCATGCCACCATCCTCACCCTACGTGAAGTAGTTGAGTGTTACACTGGTGCCAAGCGTCGTTGCTATCAGCGAGCTTATGAATCGCTTTGTCGGGTGGCCTTGCATCGCAAGGACGCTGAATTGCGTCCGTTCACCAAATTTGAGAAGCAGGCCCTTGACAAGGCTTGCCGCATCATCAACCCTCGTAGCCCGCGGTACAACCTGGTGTTGGGTAAGTACCTCAAGAAGGCTGAGAAGAACTTCTACCACGCAATTAACAAGAAGTGGGATTCGTGTACGGATCACACAGTCATTAAAGGACTTAATGTGGTGGAAGCGGCTCAAGTTTTCCGGGCCAAATGGGATCGATTCTCAGATCCAGTAGCAATTGGGTTGGATGCGAAGAAGTTTGACATGCACGTTAGTGTGCCTGCACTCAAGTACGAGCACTCGTTTTACAACAAGGTGTTCCGTACTCCTGAGTTGCGGCGATTGTTGGAGATGCAGCTCCAGAATCGTGGCAAGGCATACTGTGCAGATGGTACAGTAGAATTCAGCATGCCTGGCACGCGTTCAAGTGGAGACTTGAACACCTCACTGGGCAATTGCATTTTGATGTGTGCAATGCTGTGGGTCTTTTGTCGGATCAATGATATCCGCGCTGAGCTGGCTAACAATGGTGATGATTGTGTCATCATCATTGAGCGTGCCGACGAGGCAAAGTTCCGCAGCACTGTTGCTGAATGGTTCATTGGCGTTGGTTTCCGCATGGAAGTGGAACCGACTGTTGATGTGTTTGAGGAAATTGAGTTTTGCCAGGCGCACCCCGTGTGGGATGGCCGGCAGTGGCGCATGGTGCGCAATGTACGCACCTGCCTCAAGAAGGACCCCATGTGCTTATTGCCACTAACCAACAGTAAAGCGTTGGCGAAGTGGCTGTGGGCAGTTGGGGAATGTGGGAGTGCCCTGGTGCCTGGTATTCCCATACTTCGCAATTTCTATCAAGCGTTTGTGCGCCATGGAGTGCGTACCACGGTGAAACATGTAGAACACATATTCCGTGGCACGTCCATGGCTGAGCGCAAACAGGGGCAGTCGGGTGATTGGAATCCTACTCCCGAGTCCCGTGCATCATTTTACCTGGCATTCGGTATTACCCCCGATTACCAGATTGCCATTGAACAATACTACGATCGTCTTGACCTTGATCTAGCGATGCCCACCAATGGTTGGGATGGCGCGGCGGAAGTCGTACCCATCCCAGCGTTGGAGCATATGTAGGCACCTGTAATCAATTATGGTTAAACAGAAGATACAAGTCAAGATCCAGCCAAAACGGGCGCGGCAATCCGCGCGCCGTCAATCCTCCACCAGTGAAACGACTGCCCTTGGTAAGGCAATTCGCATGCTTGGTGGGTTGGGTGGCGGTTATTTGGGTGGTATGTATGGTCAACCCGTGCTCGGTGCTAGCACCGGCACTGGTTTGGCTGCCCAGCTATCTAGGTGGCTGGGCCAAGGTGATTATGCGGTTAAAGCTAACTCTCTCGTTAAACAAACCGCCGCTGGCACCATTCCCTCGATGCATAATAACAGTCAAACTATTGTTGTACGTCATAAGGAATTCATCACTGAGGTGACCGGGAGCACTAATTTTAGTGTTCTCCGGTCGTTCGCAATCAATCCCGGCGTCAAGGCAACCTTTCCATGGTTGTCCACTGTCGCCGGCAACTACACTGAGTATCGCTTGAGGGGCATGGTATATCACTATGTGCCCACGAGTGGTAATGCTGTGTCATCAACCAATGCAGCACTCGGCACAGTTATGCTTCAAACCAGTTATCGCGCTAACGAACCGGCCCCCTCCAGCAAAGTTGAGATGCTCAACGAATACTGGGCAAGCGAAGGGTCACCCGCGTCTGAGTTTGTTCATCCCATTGAATGCGATCCCGCCGAGAACCCGTTCAACGTGCAGTACATTCGTACTGCGCCTGTTGATGCCAATGATAACATTCTCATGTATGATTTAGGCACTACTCGCCTTGCTGTTTCAGGTCAGCAGGCGAATGGTATTGTTCTCGGCGACCTTTGGGTGACGTATGAGATCGAGCTTCGCAAGCCGCGAATCGCCGATCCATCCGGGCTTTCGCAACCTGCGTGGTTGCTAACTGGCACCGGTACGTATAATACACTCCAAATTTTTGGGACGTCCACTACCATCACTGACCGCACTAATTTCGGCATTACCATTCCCACTGGGACTAGTATGCTGTTTGGCGCGGGCAGCGTTGGCACGTGGCTCGTGGATTTTACATATACCGGGACGACATCTGCGAACCTGACCGCATCGGTCAGTGGCGCTGGATCAACGATCACCTCCACCAATATCCCGGTTGCAACTGCGACTACGGGGTATAACCACCAACTGGTTGTTTCAATCACGAACCCTACCACTGCTACCCTGTTGACTTGGTCACTCGGTAACATTTTGGGTACTACCGCATCTACGGTTCGTGTCATGTATCTCAACCCAATTTTGGCTTAATACCTGCGTCAGCAGAGGGACCTAAGTGGGTGCGCTAAACCCCCCCTTGTCAGTTGAAAGTGCCTCACACGGATTCCAGACGTGTGTGAGTTACGTGTAGTGCGTGCGTGCATACACCACCGGATGGATCGTCACCCATCCGTACACCTTGGTGATGCACATGTGGTGACGGGGGTAGCTTGGCCGCAATGACCCTACGATGAACACACTACACTAGACAACACGGAAACGCGCTGTGCCAGCAGCGTATGAACCACCTGCATCAAGTGATGTACAACCTGCGATGGGTTGATGGCGTTGTGGATTAGGGCCCCACAACAGGTAGACGAACAACACATTGGGTAGCGAGAG